CAACTGTTCATCGGATAAGTTATCAAAGTTTTCTGGTATGGCTATTGCCATATTATTTGCACTCATGATTTGAATACCTCCTTAGTTTCTAACCAGTTACTTCCCATTTTCAATTCAATACCAATAGGCATGTTATATCTAATACCATAACGTCTTTCAGTTTCTTCTGGTAAACATAACATAGCGTCTTTAAGTGTTTCTATTGCCATCTCTTCTTCATCGGGATAAACGTCTAATACAATACTATCATGTACTGTGTTGCAGATAATACTTTTTAAATTACGCTTTGTCAACAGCTCATCTAATCTAATCAACGATATGGGCAGTAGGTCAGCCGTGGCAAATCCTTGAACAGGATAATTTTTTATCGCCGTGGCATTTGATACACTACCACTAGGCATGCGCTCTGTATTTGGAAAATAATATGACCTGCCAGATGGTAAAGTAACATGTCTTGTTTCTAATGCTTCATTAATTAATTTTCTATGCCATTTAGTTACCCCACTATATTTTTCTTTAAATGCACGATAATATTGCATTTGTTTTGGTGTACCCAATACACCACCATACAATGGTTTAAAAGTGTCTGCTTTGGCCACTTGTCTTGAAACTCCTAATATCTTTGCTGTAAAGCTATGCACATCTACATTGTTTTTAACATCAGCGTATATCTGGTCATCATCAGCTAAAAACCCGGCAACTCTAAATTCTAATTGTGCGTAGTCACCTTCTAATATTTTACCGCCTTCCCACCGTGATACGATACATTGTCTTACAGGAAATGTACCACCTCTAGGCATGTTTTGAAAGTTTGGATTTCTAGAACTAAGTCTACCTGTTGAAGTTACACATTGCATATACTGTGGTCTAATGTAATCATTATCATCTTTACTTTTTTCTATACCATCTACAAAAGTTCTAAGATAAGTTCGTATTGCAGAGTATCTTACATACTTTTCTAAAAACTCTCTTTGATTTGCACTAATAGATGATATGAATTCTTCTAGTGTGGTCTTATCTGTTTTAAATCCTGTAGCAGAAGTATCAACTGAATTCCTAGGTATCAATCGCAATCCTGCTCTTTCTTTTGTATCTACATATATTCTACCTTTTGCATTACATGTTTTACAATTTCTTTTTATGTTACTGTATGTGCCATCTTTCTTTTTGTATTTGTACTTACCTGTGCCGTCACAGTTTTGACACAGTGTTGATGTTGTTTTAAATACAGGTTTTGCTAAACCATTTACTGCATGATAAAAATCATTTATCTCATCGTAGTTTGTTTTACGTTTTTGTTTTCTTGTATTACCTCTTACTTCATAACCAATATTAAATTCTTTGGCCCAAAGTTTTTTATCTACAACTTTCATAGAAAAAAATAATATCGACCTATCGTCTGGTGAATCTAAATTTATTGGCGTATCTCCCATAAGTTCATTTATTTTTACCAACAAAAAAGTTTTTAATTCTTTTAATTCTTTTTCGTATTGTTCTTTAATTTTATACAAAGCATCAACATTAATTTTAATGCCGTTGTATTCTATTTTAGCTAATACTTTCATTAGCTCCATG